ATAGACCGACCGTAAAAGGTCGTTCAACGCATGATGGCGCTGAACAACCCCGACAACCATCGGGATATTGCATGTGACAGTCATTGCCCTTCTCTACAAAGTAGCGAAGAAGCATAGACCATCCATCAATGTCCTTATGAATCGATGGAGACTTGACGTCCCAGACTAACCATTCGCACTTTTGCAAGTCGCGATTGATTCGTCGGCGTTTGGGTCTTTTATCGACGGGTACCTCAATCAAGCTTGGACATGAAAGATTCATGTCAACGCTTGGGATCTCGCCATAAATAGCGAGAAGCGCATCCACAATTGTGTGGTATGTATTGTAGTACCTTCTATCCCAGAAGGAATTCGCATATGCGATCCAGCTGGTGTAGACCTCGGGGCTGGGTGATGATGACCAGACTGTGCGCAAACGCACAGGAGTGACGTTGACACCATTGAAGGCGTCGGTGCCACAGGACTCTCTAAAGAGTCCACTGATACAACTCTTGTCGTGGTTAACTTTTAAACCAAACGATTCGAGAAGTTCCATTGCTCTCGCAGCGTAAGCTGTTGGGACAATGACGTCATCACCATACACATAGATACTCTCGCGAGTATCTGCGTCGCACGTACCTGCTGTCAGAATGGCCCAAACGGTGAGCGCCAATATAGGGAAGCATAAACAGCTTCCCATTGGAGCAAACTTATTGAGCTTGATTATTCTACCATCAGGTAACGTCGTGGATGTACTTCTACATGCTTCCAGATACTCATATATATGAGGCGGGAAGAGTAGATGAACCAACTCAAGACTAATTCTATCACTGGCCTCATTAAGGTCAATGGTAGAATATTTTCCAGTTGCGGACCCATAAAGGGCCGCAATTTGGTTTTGCGTCTGAGAGGTGAAACGCACGTTCCATTTTGTAATGGGGTTGCGTTCCACAAGCGACACGATGGCCCGGCCTAGCCCTTGTTGAATCCATTGGAAATCCACTGGTTCGCAAGAAATAAGACGAGGCCCGCGTGAATCCTTCGGTACGAGTATTACTCGCGCCGGAAGATCCGCGTCACCAATAGCCATAAGGCTATCGTAACTGTCACAAACGTGTCCAAGAGATGCAAAGAAAAATGCATCTAATGGATACA